TATAGAGGGGTTTACATCAGGCGGAGCTTTAGATGCTGTTGATGATATGCTTACAAAGGCGGAAACATTAGCTCAAGACAGGCGGATAGAGGCAAAAGGAACAACTACGACCGGCACTACTACCGGAGTTGGTGTTGTTGGCGAGCCATCAAAAGTGCAGGAATTTATAGAGAGCTTAAAAACACAAAACAATCAATTAGAACGTATGCGTGATGCGACCATTGTCGGAAAAGAAGCGGTTACGCAAATGACTACCGCTATTGAGGCAGAAAACGCAGTGCGGCGTTTGGGTGTTGATGTGAAAAGTGAAGAGTTTAACGCCATTCAAGGCATAATGACTGCCAATCAAAATTTAGAGCAGAGCATAGATGGTATTAACAAAAAGAACGATGAGGCTATAGAAAAGGCGAACGAAAGAACGGAAGCATTTAAGGCAGCTCAACAGAAGTTCGCAACTATATTTACAAACGCTTTTGAAAGTGCGGTTTTGGGCGGGGAAAAATTCCGTGATGTCATTAAGAATTTAACTGCTGATTTAGCAAAGATGGCACTTAGACAGGCATCAATGAAAATGTTCAGTGGTATATTTGGCAGCATGTTTGGTGGGGGTGGTGCTGCGGGAAGTGCTGCGACTACATTCTTTTCAGCAAAAGGAAATGCATTTACAGGTAGTGGAAATGTAGTGCCTTTTGCGAAGGGGGGCGTAGTTAATGGAGCTACGCCGTTTCAGTTTGCCCAAGGAACGGGAGTTATGGGAGAGGCCGGACCGGAGGCTATATTACCACTGACCAGAACCAAAGGCGGCGATTTAGGAGTTAAAGCAGTTGGTGGGGGCGGCAAAGGTGAAGGCGGAAATGTCATATTTAACAACAACGTTATGATTACTGTTGAGGGAGGAAGTGGCGAACCTGCACAAAATGATGATTTGGCAAAGAAAATAGGGACGCAAGTCGAAACTCAAATGCGGGGGGTTGCTCTCAACGAAATAATGAGGCAAATGAAGCCCGGCGGAGTGCTTAGTAGTGCGGCGTAGGAGTATATTATGGCATTAACAATATTTACACCACCACAAGAGCCTAACATAGGCTCTACCAAAACAACGAATACCCGTATATTGCGTGCTGATTTCGGCGATGGATACTCCCAGCGGGCAGGCGACGGATTGAATGCTATAAAATTAACGCTAAACTTAAGTTGGAGTGCTTTACCTGTTGCCGATGCGGACACAATAGAGGACTTTTTAACCGCAAGGGCAGGTTATGAGGCTTTTAAATATACAAAACCAAGGGGAACGGAAAAGAAATATATTTGCGTAGAATGGAACCGTGAGTATTCTTACCCTAATCATGATAAAATTACGGCTGTTTTTGAGGAGGTGTTTGATCATGGCTGAGGTGCTTAATGCAAAAATAGCTGAGAGAATACAAGAGTTAGCACCCGATACACTTGTTGATTTGTATCAAATTGACGCTACGGCGTTAGGTATAGGAATTTTGTATTTCACATCTACCGCCTACCCTAGTGCTAATATTATTTTTGATGGACAATCATACACTCCTATTGAATTTGAAGCGAACGGTTTCGAATGGAGTGCGAAGGGAGCATTGCCGACTCCGACTATAAAAATATCAAATGCGACCGGAATAGTTTCGGCAGCGGTTATATCTGCACAGGATTTGTTAGGGGCGGTATTAACTAGAATAAGGACTTTCGCAAGACATTTAGATGATGGAAGCGATCCCGATGTCGACGCTATAGCTCCACCTGAAATATATAATATTGAACGAAAATCCGCACAGAATAAACATTTTATAGAATGGGAGCTGTCTGCTGTGATTGACCAAGAGGGGAGATTTTTGCCGGGAAGGCAAGCTCTCAAGACCGTTTGTCCCCAAAACTACAGGATATACACGCCAACAGGTGATACGTTTGATTATTCAAAAGCTACTTGTCCTTATGTGGGAACAGGATATTATGAAAAAAACGGGACTCCAACAACAAAGCAAAATGATAAATGCGGGAAAAGATTAAGTGATTGTAGATTGCGTTTCGGCGAAAAGAATAAACTTTACACGTGGGCAATGCCGGGGATTGGACAGGGGAGATAATGGAATTTAGCAAAAAAATCATAGAGGAAATAAAGGCTATAGCTATTAGGGAATATCCTAATGAGGCTTGTATATTTATAGCTAACGGAGATATTGTCCAAGTAAAAAACATAGCGGCCAATCCTGCGGAGGATTTTGCCGTAGATTGGTTGCCGTTTGATAATTTGCAGGCGTTTGTGCATTCGCACCCGAACGGAAAACCGGAACCGACAAAGCAAGATATGATTTCACAATTAAAAACTAAAGTGCCATGGGGTGTTTTAGCAACTGACGGAGAAAGTGCCACCGATATTAATTGGTGGGGCAAAGATATAAAGCCGTTTATCGGAAGGGAGTTTATACATGGCGTTAGTGATTGCTATACCTTGATAAAGGATTATTACGAACTCGAACTAGACATAGATATACCTGAATTTCCTAGAGACTGGGAGTGGTGGAAAAATGGAGAGGATTTATATATTGAAGGTTTCGAGAAAGCCGGCTTTATTAGAATTTCCGAAAAAGAAGCGAGGGTACATGATGTCTTTCTAGCAAGTATAAAATCCGACACACCTAATCATGGCGGCGTTTATCTTAAAAACGGGTTAGTCTTGCATCATGTCCAGAATAGGTTATCAAGAAAAGAACCCGCAACACGTTGGAAAAAATACACAACTCATTGGTTGCGACATAAGGATTTATTTTAATGAAAAAGATATATTTACATGGTGAGCTGGGGGAAAAATACGGTAAAGTATTCGAAATGGATGTATCGAGTCCACGTGAGGCTTGTCGTGCCTTAATCAGTCAATTAGATGGTTTCGCTGAATATATTAAGGATAGATATTATAAGGTAAAGCGTGGAAAATATTTTATAGAACATGAAGACCATTTAAGTTTTGCTTTCGGCAAAGAGAATGAATTTCATATGATACCGGTTGTTTCCGGATCGAAAAGTAGGGGGGGAGGAAAAGTTCTTATCGGGGCGGCTTTAATTGGGGTGTCGCTTCTTTTCGCTCCTCTTTCCGGTATAACTTTTAACATTGGTGTTTCTTTAATTTTAGGAGGGGTTAGCCAAATGTTGACTAAACCACCAAAGGCGGGAGATTTCCAAACTTCAGAGCGGCCGGAAGAGCGTGCGAGCTTTCTATTTAACGGGCCTGTAAATCAAAGTGTTCAGGGTATTCCTATTCCGTTGGTTTATGGAACAATGCGGACAGGCTCAATAGTTGCGTCTATCGGAATGGAGGCTATCGAAGTATGACTATGCAAATAACAGGAAAAAAGGGAGGGGGGAGCTCAACACCGACACAAAGGGTTCCGGTAGAAGAACCGAACACTCTACAGTCAAAAAATGTAATTAGACTTGTTGATGTAATTTCCGAAGGGGAAATAGGGCAAGTTCCGACATTAAAAGAGTTATATCTTGATGGTACTGTAGTACAAAACGCCGATAATTCTGTGAATTTTAGAGGTGTTTCAATTGAAGCAAGGGAAGGGCTGCCTGACCAAGAACATCTTGCGGGATTTCCTTTTGTGGAAACGGAGTTTTCTGTAGGAGTTGAAGTTACAAATGCCGCACCGATAGTACGTACGATAGAAGATGCTGATATTGATGCGGTTAGAATTAAGGTGCGCATACCTAATTTATCATTTCAAAACACGAGTTCCGGTGATTTAGGAACAAATGATGTCAAATTTAAAATTGAATATAAACCGAACGGCGGCAGCTGGATAAGTGCAGGAAATAAAACTATAGCGGGGAAAACAACATCGCCCTATGAGAGGCAGTACCGTGTAAAATTAACAGGGTCTGCACCTTGGGATATAAGGGTATCTAATCAAAAAGCCGATTCGACAGGGGTTAATGACCAACGTACACTATATTGGAGTTCTTACACAAAAATAATAGACAATAAACTTGTTTATCCTGATACTGCTTTAGTCGGAGTTACGATTGATGCGTCATTATTCGGAACTAATCTCCCTAATCGTGCTTACGAAATAAAGGGAATTAAAGTAAAAATACCGTCTAATTACAATCCTATAACAAGAGTTTATACCGGAATTTGGGACGGAACGTTTACTGTTGCGTGGACAGATAACCCAGCATGGATATTATTCGACCTAATGATAGAGCCTCGTTATGGTTTGGGTGATAAAATCACAATTGATAAGCTGGATAAATATTCATTTTATGACATAGGTGTATATTGCGATGAGTTTGTAGATGATGGTTTTGGAGGAACAGAACCGAGGTTTGTCTTTAACGGAGTTATTAATACCCGTGATGATGCGTATAACGTCCTTAATTCAATAGCTTCCAATTTTAGAGGGATGTTATATTATTCCAGCGGATTAATAACGCCGGCACAAGATAGTCCGAAAGATCCGATAAAAAACGTTACGGTTGCGAATGTGATAGGGGGAGAATTTAATTATTCGGGTTCCGGCTTAAAGGCACGTCATACCGTTGTTTTTGTGCGATGGAATGACCCGAACGAAGGTTACAAACCTGCTATTGAGGTAGTGGAAGATTTAGACGGAATTGCCCGATATGGAAGACGACAAAAAGAAATATCAGCGTATGGCTGCACTAGCCGTGGGCAAGCGAACAGGCAGGGAAAATGGGTTTTAGATACAGAACAAAACGAAACGGAAACCTTAACATACCGAGCTAGCTTAGACCATATGGACGTAAGACCGGGCGATATTATAGCGGTACAAGACCCGTCTTATGCAAATATTCGTTTCGGCGGTCGTGTTAATACGGCGACAACAACAGAAATAACTATAGATGACGATATAATTATTGAGGCGGGGAAAACTTACAGTATATCCGTTATGTTGGCGAACGGAACTACAGAGGAAAGAGAAATAACGAACTCACCTTCTACAACTGATATTTTAACATTAAGCAGTGCTTTAAGTTCCGCTCCGAAAACTGATGCGGTTTGGCTAATAACTGCAAGTGATGTTTCTCCTAGATTATTTAGGATAATAGGCGTTCGGGAGAGCGAAAAGAATATATTTGAAGTTACCGCATTATATTATGACGCTACGAAATATGCGAGAGTAGAGCAGGACATTATCATTGAAGAGCCTGACTTTACCACCTTTCCGACCGGACCGATACTAAAGCCGACTAATATTACGGCTTTTGAATATGTATATCGTGTTAATAACAGCGTAATATCTGCTACTACTTTGTCATGGGAAGCTGCCCCTGATACTAGGGTTACAGGCTATGAAGTTGAAGTTAAAAGACCTGATAGTGCGGCGTTTGAAAACGTAGGGAGTACATCGGGAATAAGTCTTTTAGTTGACAATACGCCTTTCGGAGAATATGAATTTAGAGTTAGGGCTTATACATCTTTAGGGCAATTTTCGGAATATGAAACGCAAGCATTATCGTTGTTAGGATTACAAGCTCCACCTTCCGATGTAGAGAATTTTAATATAAATACTATCGGCGATAAAAGCTCCTTAACATGGGATAGCGTCCCCGAGCCTGATTTAGACCATTATGTGATTAAGTTTTCAACTGCATTAACAGGTGCAACATGGGGTTCTTCTCAAATATTATTTAGCAGTATTTCAAAAGAGGCGACATCAATAGAAACACCGACACAAATCGGAACTTATCTCATTAAGGCGGTTGATGTAAGCAGCACGGAAAGTGTAAACGCAACGTTAATAACGACCTCAGTAGCAGCGGTACAGGCTTTAAATGTTGTTGCGGTTGTTCAAGAGGATACTGCCTTTAGCGGCACAAAAGAAAATGTTGCGGTTGATGGTGTAACTTTACGATTAAATGCAGCGGATAGCATTGATGATTGGGCTGATTTAGACACTGTTGCAAGTTTTGATTTAGGAGAGTCCGGTTATTCACAAACGGGAACCTATTATTTTAACGCTAATGCTTTTGATTTAGGCGCAGGCTATACTAGCCGATTAACCGCCGATTTATCTGTTGTCGGATTGGATTTTTACAATACCGTTGACGAATGGGCTGATTGGGATAGCGTAGAAAATATAGACGGCACAACAGACCCCTCACTTTGGAATACCGAATTACAATTACGCACTACCGATGATGACCCCGTCGAAACGCCTACATGGGGTGATTGGAAAACATTTGTAGTCGGCGATTATACCGCAAGAGCTTTTGAGTTTAGATTGCTGTTTTTCAGTTATCAAGATGGCATTACACCTGTAGTTTCTAAACTGCGTGTAAATATTGATATGCCTGATAGGGTAGTCGGTGATAATGACATAACTTGCACAACAGGCGGAATTAGTGTAACGTTTAGTCCGTCATTCAAGGCTAAACCTTCAATAGCAATTGGGGCGCAAGATATGGCAACAGGTGATTATTATACAATGACAAACCAAGATGCCGACGGTTTTGATATAGAATTTTTTAATAGCTCGGCAACATCTATTGAAAGGGTTTTTGATTATGTTGCTAAAGGTTATGGTGTTAAAAATGTTTAGGAGGAATAAATATGTCGCAAAGTGATTACAGTATAGGCTCGGGAAAGTCCGGACTTCAATATAGGGGTGAGGATAATTCGGGTAAGGAGGCGATAGTATCAAATCATGCAGGGGTTGCCGAACCTAGTTATAAAATTGCAAATATGATATGGGCAGATACCGCCTCAAGTCCGATAATTATAAAATATTATGACGGCACTGATTGGATACCGATAGGAGAGATTAACGCTTCTACAAATACATTCACTCCATATATTGGTGCTAATTTAGCTCCCGCATATCCTGCTTTTGTAGCGAGCAAGCAGGGACGATTGTTTTACCAAAACGATACTGATGACGGGTTTACACCAATTGATGATAGTTCTGCAAATGTTGGTGATGCTGTTTTATTCCAAGGCGTTGATACTCCTCCGGCTTATGGTGCGACAGGTGATGGTCTAGGGGACTTAATACAATCACAAACCGTAAGCTCACCTCAAGGAAGTGTTGATTTTATAAGTGGTATTGATGGGACGTATAAGTCTTATGTTTTTAAATTTGATAAACTTGAAACGTCTACTCATGGAGCATTGCTCATGAGGTTCTCCGATGATGGTGGCTCTACTTGGGAAAATGCAAACTATTACGACATCCTCCGTTACGCCTGGGCGTCAAGCATAACTGTTAATACTCACTCAGCTGCAACATTTATTACGCTGGCTACAAATGTTTTGGGTTCAGCAGGTAAGTATAACGGAAATGTATGCCTGTCTAATCCTAGCGTTGCTGACCACTTAAGTTCCATAAGCAGCCTTTCTTACAACACCACAGCAAATATTTTGCCTCAGGATAGCGTAGGCATTCATACAGTTGCCAGCGTCAAAGATGGCGTCCAATTTTACCCATCGAGTGGAACCCTTGTGGGCGGAACGATTTCACTTTACGGAATAAAAAATTAGGAGGATATTATGACTATAGCAAAAACTAAAATGGTTGACGGAAAGATTGTTAATCTAACACCACAGGAAATAATTGCAAGAGAGGCGGAAGTCAAGCAAGCGGAGGCGGACGCTATCGTGCAAGCTAAGTATAACAGGTTGCAAGAGCTGGACGGTATAGTTAGACGTTTAGATGAGGATATTATAGCTGGAGATATAGTTTTTGAGGAGAAAGTTCAACAAAAAGTGTTAGATGCAATGGAGGAAAAGGTTGCAATTCGGAAAACATTATGAAATAATAGTAGGAGCTGCTGACACAGCCCCTACGTTTTAACCTCCTATGTTTACCAATTAATAACAGTTCTAACTTCTAACTTCATAGCCTTATCAGACCCGACGGCGTTAGCATTGTAAAGAGACAAAGACTCGGAAATCTTTTGTATCTTTTTCCAATGCTTAATGTCGTCTCGGTTTTCAAAGATGAGAACAACTGCCGGCTTTTTACCTGTCATCAAACTATAATGCAAGGCTTGTCCGACGGCTTCTGCCCACTTATTGGCGAAATCAAACTCCACCGCATAGTTATCGGTAAGACAATCAACTCTTGTCTTGTCGGGCAGTACATATTCGGATACGCCCCCGTTTTCTATGCACCAAGGTGTTTGATACTCCACCTCCTTCTTCTTGCGCTTAGCTTCCGCAGAATCAGGATTTAGGGCGGTTAATGCAGCCACCACGGCCACAGTTACCAGAAGTTTTTTAATCATATCAATTCTCCATGATTAAAGTTAAATTGAGTACACCATGCACTCATCTTTTATAATACACTTGAATAATTAAAATACTCTTAAAGGAATTTTACTAATAGTCAATATTAAAATGGTTGCGTTTTCTGTAATAATTTTCTATAATCACCGTAAAACGGAGAATATATGAGTATTGATAGCACGCACCCTTTATATGATAGGCAGATTAATAATTGGAAAATGTGCCGTGATAGTTATGCGGGCGAGGACGTAATTAAGGAAAAGGGACAAACTTACCTACCTGCGACTTCGGGGCAGGAGGAAGCAAATATTAATGTGCCGAATAGTAGGGGTTATCAAGAATATTCAAGATACAAAGCCCGTGCCGTATTTCATGAGTATTTAAAGGAAGCGGTAGAAACGGCAATAGGGGTTATGTGGCAGAAACCGCCCGTTATTGAATTACCGGCAGCTTTAGAAAAAATGCGTGAAAACGCAACTACATCTGGGGAAGGATTGCTACAGCTTTTGAGGCGCATTAATGAGGAGCAGCTTGTAACGGGTCGCTTAGGTTTGTTGTTAGACTTCCCGACAACACCACAACCAATAGGTAGTACGCCATATATTGCTTTTTATGTTGCGGAAAATATTATTAATTGGGACGACGGTTTGCGTGGTGAAACGGTGCAGGATAGTCTTAATTTGGTTGTATTAGATGAGAGCGAGCCGGTAAGAAAAGAAGATTTTCAATGGGAAGAGGAAGAAAAGTATAGGGTATTGCTTATCGGAGAAACTTTAGCAAATGAGGAGAGCGGAACTTATCGTGCGGGTGTTTTTACAGATAACCTAAGTTTTAGTGAGGAAAAAATGAAAACGCCATCAATTAGTGGCGGAGAACCCGATAGTATTCCGTTTGTTTTTATAAACTCAAAAGATATTGTAGCGTCAACTGATATTCCGCCTCTGCTAGGCGTTGCAAGAGCAAGTCTTGCTATTTATCGTGGAGAGGCGGATTACCGACAAGCGCTACACCTGCAAAGTCAAGACACGCTTGTTTTAAAGGGAGCCCCCGAAGGGTTTGATGCCGTTGTCGGGGCAGGGACTGCTTTAGTCATACCAAGCGATGCCGACGCTAAATATATAGGAGTTTCTTCACAGGGATTACCGGAGCAACGACAAGCATTAGAAAATGATAAAAATAAAATTGCGGGAAAATCCGGACAGCTTTTAGATGCGAGTTCAAAGCAAAAAGAGAGCGGCGAGGCTTTAAATACCCGCATAAAAGCCCAAACCGCCACGTTAAATCAAATCGCCTTAGCCGGTGCCGGCGGACTTGAAAAAATACTTAAGAAAGCGGCGGAGTGGGTTAATGCCAGCCCTGATGAGGTAAAAGTCATACCTAACTTAGATTTTGCAAGTGATAAACTATTGCCTGACGATTTACTTAAAATGCAATCTGCTAAAACAATGGGAGCTCCTATTTCCGAAAAGACTATACATAATAACATGCAGAAAAAAGGCTTAACCGAATTAACCTATGAGGAAGAGCAAGACGAGATTGAGCAAGAAGCCCCAACGGGACTTGATATTGAGGCTGAGACAGAGAATGTATGACGGTAAACGAGGAATATTTAGATGCTTTAGTTCGCCACCAGACGTATTTAACACGCTATAGCGGCAGCGTGCGCAATGAGATATTGCCGATATTAAACAAAACGGAAACGGCTTTAAAAAATGCGATACTAGAAATGTTAGCGGAAGAAATAGGGCTTACACCTAAGAACTTAAGAAACCTACGCAAACTAGAAGAAAAAATTAAAATGATACGTGGCGAGGCGTGGGATATTGTAGAAACTACACTACTTGATGATTTGACGGAATTGGCGACAAGTGAGCAATCTATTTTAGCGGGGATTACTACTACAGTCTCCCCTGTGGTTTTGAACTTGAAACTACTCCCGATAGAGCAATTAACAACAATTATCAATACACACCCGTTTGAAGGAAGAACCGCTAGAGAGTGGGCAGCCTCGCTTAAGCGTGCGGACTTGCGACGAATAAGTGATGAAATTAAAATCGGTATGGTGCAAGGGCAGACTACACCTGAGATAGCAAGGCGTATTGTCGGTACTGTTGCCTTAAAGGGTAAGGACGGAGTAACAAATATTAGTCGCAACAACGCCACAACGATAGTAAGAACGGCTATCAATAGCCTTTCAAACGAAGTGCGTAATCAGTTTAACAAGGCAAATAGCGATATTGTTAAGAAGGAAATATATGTTTCTGTTTTAGACGGAAGAACTACGGCTATTTGCAAGTCGCTTGACGGAAAAATATTTGATATAGGAAAGGGTGCAAAGCCACCTATGCACTGGAATTGCAGGAGCTTAAGGGTTGCTTATCTTGACGGGGGGGTGCTGGGAGAGCGTCCATCTAAACCAGTAACGGAACGCTTGCTTGTTAAAGAATACGCAGAAAAAAACAAGCTAGGTAAAATCACAAAAAGAAACGACTTACCATATGGAAGTAAGACCTCATATGATAAATTTGCAAGACTACGGACAAGAGAACTTACCGGACAGGTCCCCGCTAAAACTACATATCAGGAATGGCTAAAACGACAAAGTAAAGACTTTCAAGATGACACATTGGGAGTGGCTAAGGCAAAATTATTTAGAAAAGGTGGATTAACTCTTGATAAATTCGTTAATAGGAATGGCGATGAGCTAACATTAAGTGAATTAGCAAATAAACATAAGCAAGCGTTTAAAAGTGCCGGACTAGATATTTAGCGGTTTAATAAAACTTTTGACTTATATTAAGTTGTATATATAATAACTTAAACGGCACGGAGTGTGTTTGTTTTTATAAAATGAGGTTTTTATGCTAGAATATAGCTATGATAATTTAAGTAATATACCGGAAGAATTTCAAAGTTTATATAGTGAGAATAATGGTAAATACGTTTTAACGGAGGTTAATAATATAAAGACGCAAGATGATGTCGAGCGGATTCAAGCGAGCAACGCTAAAGAAAGGCTTGAACACAAAAAAACAAAAGAAAAATTAAGCCAATATGATGATATACGTAATTTAGGTTTGTCTGGTGCTGACATATTAAGCAAATTAGATAGATTTGAAGAGTTAGAAGCTGCGGCAGCTGGAAAACTTGATGAAGAGCAAATAAATAAAATAGCGGAAACTAGATCAAAAACAAGAGCCGCTCCCTTGGAAAGAGAAAAAACAAAATTACAAGAACAACTAAATGAAGCCTTATCTTTAAATGAGAAATATGCAACAAAGGAACGCACTAATAAAATACATGCAGCGGTTAGAGACGCAGCGACAAAAGGGAAGGTAGTCAACACTGCTATTGATGATGTATTAATTCTCGCTGAACGTGTTTTTGATATTGATGAGATGGGAAAAGTAATCACAAAAGATGGCGTGGGCGTAACTCCATTCATTGACCCGACCGCTTGGTTAAATGATATGACGCAAACCCGACCACACTGGTTTCCGCAATCAGTGGGCGGTGGTGCTAGCGGGTCTAGCGTTGTAGGTTTTTCTGGAACAAACCCATTTAACCCAAAAACATTAAATTATACGGAACAAGGCAAGTTACTTAAAGATAATCCGGATTTATATCATAAACTTAGGAAATCGGCGGGTAAATAATTTTTTATTTACATCTTAAAAATAATATGATATAGTTGTTGCGTGATAAATGACTGCATGGCAGTTACTAAGTTGGTCATGGGCTTGCTTTGATATTTATATTTTTTTAATATTAATTTCGGAGGTAAGCTCATGAGTCTTACACAAATTTCAGATGTAATAGTTCCTGAGGTATTTTTAGGATATGTAAATAAAGAATCAGAATTGAAATCAAGGCTGGTTACATCTGGTGCTTTAGTAATTGACGAGTCTATAAATAACGAATTATTATCAAGTGGAGGAGTATTGCTAAACCTTCCTTCCTTTCAAGATTTAGCAAATGATGAGGATAACGTTTCATCTGATGAGGCCTTAGGGGGAAACGATAGTACGCCTAAAAAAATCATAACTTCCAATGAAACAGTCCCTAGATTAAGTCGTAATCAATCTTGGTCGAGTTCCGTGCTTGCCGGCTCACTTGCTGGAGCCGACCCTATGCGTGCCATAGGAGATAGGGCGGCTAATTATCGCCGATGGAGATTGCAGGCGGCGTTTATCGCAACAATCACCGGAGTATTCGCTGATAATGCAGCAGCACCCGGGGGCACTGAACATGAGCAGAATGATTTAACACATGATGTGTCCGGTGCTTCTTATGTTGCGGGGACAACTGACTTTTCAGCGGAAGCATGCCTTGATGCATTTTTGACTTCCGGTGATTCAAGTGATGCATTGAATATGGTTATGGTGCATTCCGTTGTGTATAATCGCATGCAGAAAAATAATCTAATTGAATTTATTCCTGATAGCGAAAGTCGAGTTAATATCCCTACTTTCTTAGGTAGAACGGTGATTGTAGATGACTCACTTCCAGCGGATAGTGGTGTTTATGAAAGCTGGTTGTTTGGCTCCGGAGCGGTAAGGCTTGGAGTTAGCTCTCCTAAAAATCCGGTAGCAGTGGAAAGAGATGAGAAAGCCGGTAACGGTGGAGGCGCTGAAACTCTTTATAACCGCTGGGAGTGGGCAATTCACCCAACCGGACATAAATATCTTGGCACTACGGACAAGGGCGGGCCTACTAATGCAGCCACTTCCGATAACCTAGCTAACTTAGCTTCTTGGGAGCGGGTATATCCTGAACGCAAGCAGATAAAAGTAGCTCGCTTGATCACACGTGAATCTTGATCGTCTGGGGAGGGGTGAGCCCTCCCTTTTTTCTTTAAAAAACAGAGGTTATTATGGTTAAAGGATTAGATAGAGCCCTGAGTAGGGGTAACCAAGCTACGAAAGGTATTGTACGTCAAGATTTAGTAATAAATAAATCTTTTGATATAACGGGTGTGGCGGATACTGTTGATGCAGCGACTGCCGTTATTGGAGGTTTTCCTGAAGGCAATATATTGTTTTTAGGTGCGGTTGCTTATATATCGGTTGATGCTACGGGCGATACGCATGTCATTGATAATTGGGCTGGTGATTATGGTATAGGCACAGTGCCGAATGCTGATGTTGACTTAGGTGATGCAGGTGATGATGATATTGTTCCTTCAACTGCTCTTGCAGCAGGAGTTAGCGATAAGATTGCTCCGTCAACAAGAGGAATTTCGACGCAGACCGAGCATGGGTTAATATTGGATAACACAGACGGCTCTCTTGAGCTTAATTTAAACTTACTTATTGATGATAACGTTATCACTGATACGGAAGATGGAACGTTTGATGTTACGGGAATGTTGCATTTATCATATGTAGTTTTAGGCAATGATTAACGGAGATATATTATGAGTGATAAAAATTTGAAAGTAGCCCTATTGGCGTTAGATATTAATAACGACGCTTTATGGACAACCGCCGGAACCCCCCGTTTAGAGGTTCTTGGAGATGGCGTTACTAAAAAAGATGTAATGAGGGTCGCTCCTCAATTTTCAAGGGGTAATCCTGTTTTGGGTTTGCCTAATAAAATAAAAGCGGAAGATAAGCCGGAGGAAAAAGAGCCTAAAGTTGAAAGCAAAAAAGAGCTACAAGAAAAGTTAGCGGTTATTCAAAAACAAAAAAATGACCTCATCATAGAGGAAAAGAAAGTTGTGGCATCGCTTGATGCTATCATAACAAGAGAGCAAGGCAATCGTGGTGCTAACCATATACAAAAAGATATAATGCGACATTTAGCTAGGCAAAAGAAAAGGCGTGAGCAGAGCGGGGGTTGATGTGTCTATCAAGCGGGTATTTCCGAAAGGGGTCGGAATAAAGAGAAGCGGACGGGGACGTAAACCTTTGAAATCGTTTGCAATAGAGCGGAGTTTTCCAGATGGGGTAGGTATAGAAAATCCCCATGGCGGCTTAAGTTCTAATGCGGTAAGGGCTGCTTTATATTATGCAGGTAAACAGCCTATATCAGAAGCACCGCCTTCCGCAGAAGGCAATTATGTTTTTGAAGATGGCAATAACTATGTTTTTGAAGACGGGAACAATTTTATTTTTAATTAACTTAACAATGAGGACTAGTTATGACTAAAGAAGCAATAGAAAGCAAAGCAAATAATGAACGTGTGTTACAGAGCGGCGATATTATCGTAACGCCTGAGCAATTTCAACAGCTGGGTAATCTTGTAGGGGCAATCCCCGGAGCTTACAGCAAAAACGCATTAGTTTTATTGGATATTCTTGCCGGACAAAAGTGCGTAATAGCACCGCAAGATGAGGAACTAACCGAGGGAAACTCGGTTAATGGGAATATTGAACCTATTGAAAAAGAGGAAGATGATGGCTGACCTACCACTATCCGGAAGAGACCCGCTAACAACGCCTGCCGGCGATGATTATATACATGTCGTTGATAAAGATGATCCGACGCATGGTGTGAATGGTACATCTAAAAAGATGGATCTTAGTTATTTGGGAGGTGTAATAGCCGCTCCGGGAAGTGCAAAAAGCATAATATATAATAACGGTGGTATTTTGGGCGCTTCCGATATTTTAGAGGTTGATACGCAAATAATAGACCTTATAGAAGAGGTTGACGAAACGGCACTTAAGTTAAAATATGATACGGTTTTAAACCCACGCTCTCCCGTTGTTGGAACGGAGGCGGAACGAACTGCTATATATGGAAATGTTGCTCCCACTGGCGGCACAGACCAAAAATGGTTAATGTATGTGG